GAGTGGCGCTATGTGCCATTGCATGGTGCCGGGTGCCTCCCGGTGAATTCAGTACCAGCACCTGAATCCGCGATTATCCCATATACCTACTCGCTGATTACCCCTCCGCACAGGGGGATTCACCATGCGAAATTTTTTAACAAACTTCCCGCCGGCCAGACAATAATCGCCAGCCTGAATTATGAGCAACGTGGCATTTTACGGGAAAACTGTTTTCTGCAGTAAAAAGGCCCGCCGGAGCGAGCCTGGAAGGATAGCGGTCATGTGATGCCGGTTTCCCGGTAACTCAGCATCGGTATCTGAGTCAACGTTTTCTCTACTGGGTCATTTCCGATACGTTCCGCCTTCCGGCAGACTTTCATCACGTCAGAAAATATAGCACCCTGAGTAACAGGACAGTACTCAGAATTCAGGAAACTGTGACACATCCTGCACAGAAAAGCCCCTCCGGAGAGGGGCTGAAGTATAGCCTAATTTCTGTCTGTCGCATGGTGCCAGGGGCCTCCCGGTAAATTCAGCCTGTCTACTGAATTTGCATGTTCTCTGGATCATACACTTTGCCAGATGCCCCGCCGCTGAGGGGGATTCACCATGCGATGTAATTTTTAACAAATTCTCCGGCAGCCAGACAATCATCAAGCTGTGGAATTGTGAGGTATTTAAAAATTTCAACGGGTAACTGATACCCTGCTAATCGCCTGATGCTTTCTTTTTCAGCAACGGGAAAGCAACAACCACACACCCGCCACCAAAACACCATCAGACAGCACCGACATTATCCGGCTGCTGAAGTCCACCATCACCACCAGAAACAACAGGAGTGCAACCACAGCTGCTTAGAAGGCAATTGCTCTGTCCGGCTGAGCTAACAACGCAGAATACCGATAAATGGACCGCCATCGAGAACTCGAACCCCGCGCAACCAGCTTCGAAGGCTGGCGCTCTATCCCGATGAGCTAATGGTGGTATGTGATATGGTGGCCCTTGCTGGATTTGAACCAGCGACCTGGCGATTATGAGTCGCTCGCTCTCACCACTGAGCTAAAGGGCCGGGAGCAGAATAATAATGGTGCGTAATTAATTCTGCAATCTCATCCGTTTCAAACGATTAAATCCTGAACTTCCCTGACTGTCTGCTCAAAACGTCCGGTCTCCAGCTCAACGCCAATCGCACGACGCCCGAGCGCCAGTGCCGCTTTTACCGTTGAACCTGAGCCCATAAAAAAATCTGCAACCAGGTCACCCGGACGACTGCTTGCGCTGATTATCTGCTGCAGCATTTCTGCCGGTTTTTCGCACGGATGTTTCCCGGGATAGAACTGCACCGGTTTATGTGTCCACACATCCGTGTACGGCACCTGCGCCGTCACACCAAAATACCGCCGCAGATGCTTATATTCACTCTGCAGCTCCACATACTGCCGGTTCAGTGACGTATACGTATCCACCAGCTGGTGGTGGGGCTTTTCCAGTTCACCGCGCTGATGTTTCTCTTCTGCCACCCGGGCAAACAGCGACTGTAATTTCAGATAATCGCTTTCGTTCGGTAGCTGCCACTGACTGGCACTGAACCAGTGCGACACCATGTTTTTCTTTCCTGTGGCATCTGCAATCTGTTTTGCCGTTATCCCCAGGGCCGCGCGCGCATCACGAAAGTAAGAAATCAGCGGGGCCATCACATGCTGTTTCAGTGCACTGCCCTTCGCCGCATACCCGGCATCTTTCGGACGATACGGCCCCTGATAATGTTCCGCGAACAGAATGCGCTCTGTGGCGGGGAAATACGCCCGCAGGCTTTCCTTGTTGCATCCGTTCCAGCGTCCGGACGGCTTCGCCCAGATAATATGGTTCAGCACACTGAAGCGTTCACGCATCATGATTTCGATATCAGATGCCAGGCGATGACCACAGAACAGGTAAAGACTTCCGGCAGGTTTCAGCACCCGCCAGAACTGCGCCAGACACTGGTCCAGCCACTTCAGGTAATCATCGTCGCCCTTCCACTGGTTATCCCAGCCCTCAGGCTTCACTTTAAAGTACGGCGGGTCCGTGACTATCAGGTCAACAGAATTTTCGGGTAACGACCGGATAAATTCCAGGCAGTCGGCGTTGATTAACTCACAACTGGATATTTTTACAGTATTAAGCATGGATCATTAAGCCTGTCTCTGATAGGCTCATTCTGCTTTTGCGCAAAGCAGTGGGCCTGAGGTTTGCTTGTGAACCCAACGCATGAGCAGATGGCTGGTGGGTGCCCCTAACACCCACCAGCGCCCATTACCACAAATAAAAAAGCCTTCACTGCGGAAGGCGTCTGTAACAACCGAACTGATAGTCTGCCAGATCCGCCATAACCAGCTGGGTCAGTATTAACTGGCAGCGTTCGCGTGAAAGGTAAGTATTCTGCGCTATCTCCCCGACTGTCGCCGGTTCGGTAACGCTTAATTCATTAAACACCACTCTGGCGGTTTCTGTCATATCCTGCTGTTTTAGCATGTCTTTTTCCCTTTTCCGGTTAACGTGACACACCAATAACTCTTGTCGAAAAAGCCAGCAAGCTGAAAGACAGGTATTCACCGCCACCAGCGCGTTTACTATACTGACGCGATTTCAGTCATAAAAAACCCGCCAGGCGGCGGGGTGTAAAAAATCTTCTAACGTCAGGCATAAAACGCCCATCGTTAGAGCAAATTTACCACAGATTCGGGAAAAATCAACAACACTATCGCGTTACCCTCTTTAACTGCCGCTCCGCCCATGCCTCTTCAATGTCAAACCGAACCACCAACGTATCGTAAAAGCGTTTCACTGATTTTTTCCACGTATCAAGCGTGATAGCACTCGTCACTTTGCATATGGCATTAAATGCCTCCGTTGATGGTAGTCTTTCACAGCCACGACCACCACAACGCTGGCAGTCTCTGATAACAGGCATACCACGTTTTACCGACTCTTCACGATGAATGGCGACACCACGCCCACGGCAATCCTTACAGGCGGTGGAAACCTCACCCTTTCCGCCACACTCCGGACAGGCAACTTTTACCACCTCCCTGACTTTTTTCCATTCTTCCCAGTAAGACGGATACACACCTTTCGTACACTTTGCCCATACCGGCGGCTTACCATCCGGATACTGGATCTTGTTTGTAAAAACCTCGCTTTCAATAAATTTTTTTCCGTGACAGCAGGAGCACTGTTTTTTGCTCGCCGCGCTACGGGCATAATCTTCAAACGCATACGAAGCCATAATACGCATCACTGCCGGTTTTATTTCTGCCGGGAGTTTTCTTAACGCCGCCACGCGATCACACCGACTGAGTGCATATTCTGTCAGCAATTCTGTTGCCCGCTCTCTGTCATTCATACTAATGCCCATTTTCCCAAGGAACGCAGAAAACCCCATCTCAGCCCGATTCTGTGTCATGCCCTGCGCGGCCATCACATCAGTGATACTCAGCGCATCTTTCGACGTTGAGGCCGATGCATCAGTCAGGCCGGGGGATTTTGGGGAGTAGTATTTCGGTAAATCTTCCAGTTTCATTTTTTGACCTGCCCTTCAAGCATTATGGGGTAAATCTTCACGCCCAGCCGCCCCCCAGGAACGCGCTGACCGCGCACAATATTGATTTCATCAAACTGCTCGTCGTCTATGAGAAGTCCGGCATGCGTCAGCGCATCCAGTGGTGCTTTCAGAATATTGTCCAGGTCGCGACGACGCTTATCCGGTGGCTCTGCAATCACCTTTATCGCCAGCCTTCCGGACAGGCTTAATTTCAGCCGCTGCTGGCGAACAATAAGCGCCACAGCCCGGCGATAACGCTTTCCCTCCTCCGAGATAAAATATGTGCTGCCACGGCGTCGCCAGTAAGTGTTCACCGTCGGCGGGTAAGGTAAAACCAAATCTATGAGCATCAGTCACCTCTTTTACCCAAGCACGCCAGTTGCAAAGGCGTGATCAAGAAAACGAAAAATTAAATCAACCTGAGAACCATGCTTTTCTTCGAACGCCAGAGGATCCGCATGAAGCTCGTTGTGATGCTCCCGACACAGCGGTAGCGTGAAAATATCGTGAGATTTTGTCCCCATTCCGCCCTGACCATGACCAATCAGGTGATGGGGATCGTCGGCTGGCTTACCACAACACGCACACGGCTGTGTCTTCACCCAGCGTGTGTATTTCTCGTTAACCCAGCGGCGACGTTTAGGTCGTTTCATGAAAGATTCCGGAGACTCAGGATCAACGGCAATGCTGACCACCGTCTCTTCCTGTGGCGGGTTTTGCTGGTGGGCGTGAGACAGCGGCGCAAGATTTTTTGTGCGCTGCTTCAGTATGCTGGTGGCGGTCTGCTCTCCCGGTACGATGTCGCTTTCACGGTACATTGAGCGGATTTTTTCCGCACGCAACCCCAGCGAACGACGTAATACCGCTTCCGGTAGCGCGTCCGCCACCTGATTGCGGACCGCCCACCAGGATAATTCAGCCAGCGATAATTCCCGTTCCTGCGAGCCATTCATTGCATGGAGTATGACGTCAATCATCCATGCAGACAGGTTTTGGTGAGCAAGTTGCCCGAGTGATTCGGAGGTCTGGTCGCGCAGCTGGTTGTCGCAGTGCCAGCACAACACCATTGCGCCGGTACCATAACGGTGAATGACGGTTTCACTGTGGTGATAATCGCCGTGTGGCCACTGGCAGGATTTAACATGGCGCAGTAACCAGTCAGACAATGCGCCAGCGCCACCAGCAGCACGAATCACTCGTTCGTCGCTGAAAAATGGCAGTAATGATTTATCCTCCGCCAGCGGCTGGCGAACGGCAGGAACGACCCCGGACGACAGATTACGCATGCTTTTCGGTTCCGGCTCCACCAGTACCCGGGTATTGTGGAATACCGGCATGGATTCACGGCCCGGCTTAACGATCACCAGCCCGAGTTCCGGTACCAGAACAGGTCGAAGTAATACCCGCACGTTACCTCCAGATACGTTGCTGGAATGTGCGGGACGGACGCGGTGGCCGTTCGGAGTAAGGGAGCCTGACGGAGATTATCCAGTGACGGTAGTCGAGGCTAAGGGCTTTTTTAACCTCGCATCCGCGCCTGCGGTAACACTGAATGAGCCAATCGGCCTGTTCTTCAGTGCATGGGGGATGCTGGTACCAGTCTGACTTAAATGCATGAGAATACCGCTCGTGCGTGTGGGCAAGAACGGTCGAATTATCATGATTGTAATATTTTGCGTTGCGTGCCATCGGTTTTCTCCGGTGGCACGGTGTTACTCAGCGGGAGTTCAGCCCCGCGCAAGATTGTAGATGAGTTTATTCTTCTGAAAAAGCAGAAAAGCCAGCTTTTATTCCGATCTCTTTCAATGCCTGTAATGAAGTGACAAACTCACCGTCGCGCAAGATAAATCCGTCCGTCACTCGGGCATCCACAAAATTAATTAACGCAGCCCCATTTTTTTGCAAACACACAATGCGGTAATGACTAACTGAACCGCCCCGGGAATCCTGGAGACTAAACTCCCTGAGAAAGAGGTAAACAGGATGACTAAAAATACTCGTTTTTCCCCCGAAGTCCGTCAGAGGGCGATTCGTATGGTTCTGGAAAGTCAGGGCGAATATGACTCACAGTGGGCGGCAATTTGTTCCATTGCCCCAAAGATTGGCTGTACACCGGAGACTCTGCGTGTCTGGGTACGCCAGCATGAGCGGGATACCGGAGGCGGTGATGGCGGGCTCACCACCGCTGAACGTCAGCGTCTGAAAGAGCTGGAACGTGAAAATCGTGAACTGCGCCGCAGTAACGATATCCTTCGCCAGGCTTCCGCTTATTTTGCGAAGGCGGAGTTCGACCGCCTCTGGAAAA